GTGATTGTTGCTGAAGCCCATGTTGTGTCAGCAAAGTCAATATAGGCTGTTGTACCTGAACCACCATTAGTTGGTGTTGTAGTAACCGATAAAGTGTTACCACCCGCACTGTAGTTACCAGTAGAGGCCACTTCACCAGAGGTTGTGTACGCAGTTGTATTGGCATCCAAAGTTGCTGAGTTTGTATACAAAGCAATCTTAAATGTGTTAGCTGAAAAGTTTTGCAAGCCATTCAAGAGTTGAATCTTGAAAGACGTTGGCATGAAGTTTCCTGTAAAGGCCATGTGTTACTCCTGTTTATAACTTGTTGTACTGCAAACTAGTTTGTCCAGCTCGGTAGGCATCGTTGCGCTCCAAACCATCGCCAAGACGTTTCAATTGACCAACTGCTTCTTGGTATTTTGCTTCAATGTTAGCAATCATATCAGCTTCTCCACGCATGTAAATATACGCTTCTCTTAATGCGCCGTAAAGCAATACTGGATCATAGTTATCACCTAACCAGCTGGTGCCAGCGGTAACAATAGACTGCGGATAGAAGAAATAATGAAGCTCAACCGTTAGGGTAGCGCTTGGCGTTGGACCAAGAATGAAGGCTAACTCTGTTGGGTTTGCAGAACGAGGACCAAACAAAGCGTAATATTTTGGCGTTCCAGTAGATGTAGGCGCTGGGTAAGCCTGACGAATAAAGTTGACGTCCTTATTTAAAAGGTACTCATACTCACCGTTGGCTTGGACAACCGCCATTGAATACACTGCGAGAAAGTCGGTAGGGCAGGCTAAATAAGTATTATTAATAGTACAAACACCAGTCACGTTTTTACGCAACGCTGGAATCTGAACACTGTTATAAATACGTTCTTCAGCTTGTTCAACAAACGTAGCTATCTGCTGGGCAGACGTCAAATTACCAGCCGAAGCTGGGAAATCGTTTTCGCAATACGCCTGAATCCTATCGGATAACTCTGTGTAATTCATTAGCCCATTTTTCCGCTAGACATTTTGCCTTTAGTAGCTGCACCTGTACCGCGCATTTGAATCTTACCGTACTTATTTTCTGGTGCGTAGTTACCCTTGCTGATACCAGCAACAGACATATTAACTTTGTCTACGCCGTTGCCAGGCTTAGTAACTGCGTTTTTAGCAGTAGTCATTTTTTTACCATCCATAGTATGTGGCTCCGCATAAACTTTGGCAGGTCCTACTTCTTTCCCGCCTTTTTTCATTGAATATTTAGCCATGATTAGCCTCGTTTTTGAGCAGCAACTTTAGCCAGGCCACGACCCATAGTCTTCATATCAATGTTGCGTTTACCGCCACCTGAAGTTTTTGTGCCTTTTCCGTGCAAAGCTGCTACTGTAGGGCCTGAATCACCAAGGTTTTTACCTTTGGTTTTGCCCTGTTTAGTGATACCGTCTGCGCCTTTTTTAAACATGATTTACTCCTAATTAGTAATTACTGTTACTGTACCAAGTTGTACACTTGCAATCAAGTTATTTGGCGTTAATTCCGTATCAAACAGCCTTGATCCACCTACAGGGTTCCAACCCCACTGAAAAATTCTACTACCACCCGATGGGTCACCTTCTGCACCTACTCCAGATACTTGATAACTGGTATCAGGTCTAGGATTTCTTAAAGCCTGAGGGTCATCAACTGGATACATACCTAAAGATAGCTGAGGCTGATCTGGCTCCCAACATTCAGGACAAACAAGAATATTCTTTACCTGCTGTTTAATAACCAATTTTTTTAGTTGCTTAAGCTTATATCTTTGACCACAGCGGTCACATTCTGCAATCGCATACTTACCAGATGCAAAACGATTAGGCATAGAATAAGTTCCTTGGCACAAAACGAATTGGAGCTTTTTCCCTGTCTTCGTCTGCGGCTAAAGTAAATTGTTGCTCATAGTCTGTTTTGAGCATCAATACACGGTCTGGAGACACTTCAGGCTTCTTCATAGAAATGTAGTAAGCCAAACCAGCTACCATGCAAGGAATAAATCTAAATGGAATATCCTGATCAGTAACGCCTGTTCCAGCATCCTGAACCCTGCGCATACGCCAGTAAACGAATGTATATCCACCGCCTGCATTAGGGGATGGCCATACGTTAATAGATGGTACGTTAGAGATAGTCACAATAGCACCAGCCGTATGTGCTGCTGGAATAGTGCCTTGTTGACCACGACCTAGGTTAGTCAACACGCCAGATGTTCCAGCCGTGCTGTTTAATGTCAAAGTGTTATAACTGATCAACTCATTATCCAGCTTGATAAAACCCGCAGCTGGTAACACTGTTACATCAGATAAGCTGATTGAACTGTCTGTGGCTGTAATAGTTGTAGACAGGGTTGAAGCTGTTACGCTTGATTGACCTGATTGACGGTTAATCCATACTTGGATAGGGCGGCCAGTAGTCAACTTATTTGGAATAGTTGAGTAAGTAGACTCGCTAATACGGCTGATATTGATGTCAATCTGGTTAGATGAACTACCGCTATTTTGACGTATAACCTGGTCTAGAAGGTCAATCGTGTTGTTAGGTAGGGCATAGATAGCCTGACCCGTATTCATCGTAATCTGGCCCTGTTCTACGGTCCACAAATTGATGCCACGGTTAGCCCACTCTACAGTAAGTAGGTTTAATGATCGTCTGGCCGTTTTAAAGTCGTAACCAGTACGTAGTTCAAGACCACAACGCTCAAACGCCTCTTCGATTAAATCGTTTAGGTCTAGATTAAATGCTGTGGTTCCTGATGTTGTCATTTCTTAGCTGTCCTTGCTGACTTAATAAAGTCTGCTTTAGTTGGTGCGCCTTTGGCACCTGGTTTTCTCATTTTCTCACCAGATCCCTCAGCTATGCGTTTTTTCTTCGCATGGATATTGGCATATAGGCCAACCTTGCCACCTTCAGCAAATTGCGTAAAGTCGGTGTCATCACGTCTGGCTTTCTTTTTACCGCCAGGCATCTTGCTTGTCATTACAGCGCCCATACCACGAGAAGGTCTCATGCTTTTGTCTTTCCACGAATTGCGCAACCATCTGCGCGTGATGAAGCGGATTTAACTTTACCGCCGCTTTTCAATGCTTTGTAACCTTCCATGCCACCAAAAGGTTTGCTAACAGTAGAACGATATTCATTCATAGCAGCTGCGGCTTTTTGTTCTTTAGCCATTGCAGCTTGAGCCTGGGCTTCTCTTTCAGCAGCTTCTCTAACTTTGGCTTCATCTTTTTCTTGGGCGTTACTGGCAATCATTCTTGAGCCAATACCCAACAAACCTTTGTCAGCCATTTTACCAAATGCCCCCTTGCCAGAAATTACTCCAGCAGCTGGGCTAATGTCACCTAGCTTAAGTCCCATAATTACACCATTCTTCCTTTGGTTTTGCCACGAATTGCACAGCCATCAGCCTTTTTCACATAGCCACCTTTACGGAAACCAGCGTTCTGATAAGCCTCGCCTTCACGAGCAGACTCTGAAACAGAATCACGCATCTTCTTGCCAGCCTTTTGATCATCACGTGCTGATTTAGCCATGGTTGTTGAAATCTTAGATAGAAAGTCTTTTTCACCTTCAATGCCACGAACCATAAGTTCACGTGACTTATCTAGTTTCTCAACCTCTTTAACTGATGGTTTGCGATAGTTAGCCATAATTAGCACTTACCGCCGTAAGCCATTTTAACCATTTTGCCTTTTGTATGACCTTTAGATACGCAACCGTCTGCACGTGTTACGCCACCTTTAGCCATTTTGTGCATGCGCTTCTCATGACCTTTTACAGCCTTTTCAGCTTCTGCTTTCATCATTGGTTTGTCTTTTGCCATATCTGAATGTTTCATATCACCACCTTTGGAAAAACCTCTAAATTTAGTAAGGCTCGCATTTGGCATTTGTAACATGCCAGCACGAGTTTTTGTCTTGTTAATACCAGCTCTCATAGGGTTGGTTGTGCCACCCTTACGGAACTTCTTGCCTTTGTCAGCATCCATAAACTCTTCTCCTACTGTTTTTGGAACGCCTACCTTTTTGGCAAACTTTGGGTTATTAGCCACAGCAGCCATAAAATTGTGTTGCTTTTTACTAGTTGATGGCACTTCGTTGTCCTTTTATAAAGTCGTCCAACTTAGCTTCCATGCGATCTATTCTATCTAAAACACGGTTGATGTCGTTATGAACATCTGCCTTGGTCACGTACTCCTTAGCAATTTCTTCACGAGTTCTGTTTAAGAGAATTTGAATACGGTTTAACTCAATTGACTTTTCTTTTAAAAAGAACGCCAACATACCCAATAGGGTTGTCAGCACTAAGTTCCAGATTAACATTTCCATCGTTTTAGACTCGCTGCTTTACGAGTAGGTTGACCCTTCTCATCCTTCATTGGACCAGGCATACCAGACATACGCGCGCAAAATGACTTCTTACGTGCGCCACCTTCTGGCTGTGGAGCCTTTAAGTTTGATCCAGTAGCTTTGTTGTATTTAGCACGGCCTTTAGCAGTAAGACCAGCCCCTTTTGAGACTGGTAACTTCTCACCACGACCTATAGCTAGAGATACACCCTTTTTCTTAGCCATAAAACGTTGTTACCGCTGCGTTAGCTGGTAATACTACATATACACCAAGATCAAAACGAATACCTTCACCTGGTATCAATGTAGAAATAACAGCGGTATTTGTAGTAACATTTAATGTTAAACGTTCTGTGCCAGTAGCGGAATTAGCTGAGGTATCCCAAAACTGAATCTCACCAGCCGTTCCACCAGAAGCTACTTGATAGCCTTTAATTCGAACGGGACCAGTAATAATTTTAGCACTTGCATCTGTGTGTGCTGCTTTTACGTCATATTGCATTGCCATAATTAATCTCCTAAATTGTAAGCGGGGCCAAAGCCCCTAGATTAATTAAGCTGTTAAGTTATTAGCTTGCAAGTAAATAACAGTCACAGTAGCTGCACCGTTAGCGCCGTTTCCATCAGTAGCAGTGAAATATGCGTTAACTTGGATGTCTGTTGAACCAACATCTGTACCAACAGTTTCAATTGTGCCACGAGTTGTAGCTAATGATTTAACTGAAGTTGATGGAACAAAAGCATTTGTGTTGCCAGTGATACCAACGGTAACCGCCGCTGCGTTTGAGTCATCGTTAACCGTAGTTACGTTTAGGATGCAATCAACGATTTGTGAGTTAGCTGGGATTGTAGCTACAACAGTGTTAGCAGATGCGCCAATAATGTCAATAACAGCTGATTGGGCCATTAGAACTTGACCGATGTTACGTACGTTTGTACCAACAGTAGTACCAGTTGTGTTAGGGATGTTACCAGCGCGAATTGGGCCGCTGAATGTAGTATTAGCCATTTTGAGTCCTTATATACAAGTTAGCCTATTAGTCGGTATATCGTCTGCTGGGGCAGTCTAATAAGCTGGTTTCCCAGTTTCAGTAATCTTACTCTAATTTTAAGAAGTTGCAACTATTTTAAAGAACATTTGCGTTTGATTTTGCGTAGGACCATAAGGATCGCAGAAGTTACCCAAATGACCTGACATCATGTACATGTTAAGCATCATTCTTAGTTCTACAAAGTCGCTATCGTCAAAACACAAAACAGCGCCATTGTTAGCATACTTAATAACATTCTGTAAGTCTTGTTCTGCCACATCTAACCCATGGCCGCCGTCAATAATATAGCCAGTTAGGCTCTTGTTGGACTGCAATACTTCTGGTAATACAACTGTTGAGTCACCTTTAACTAGTGTAATTCTGTCTTCAAATATAGTTTTTAGGTACTGAAAACATGGTTCTGTGTATTGATGTTCGCATATATCAACACATGTAAGTTTTAGTTCTGGGTTAGCCGTTAGCATTAGTAGCGCACTAAATCCTGAGTTAAAGCCAATCTCAACAATCTCTTTATGGGCCATGGCAAACATAGCCAATGCAGCTCTTTTAGGAAAGAATCTTTCAGTTAAATAAAGTCTGTCTGGGTCTAAATGCTCGTAGAAAATGTTGCCCTCTAGTGGCTCACCTACGTCATTAATAATTTTGTTTAGTGTTTTTAAATTGTGATCGTACTGTGTAAACAGTGGTTCTTTTTCTGCTAGAAATATTGGAATTAAACTTGCGTTTGGGAAGTTCATGTAATTCTCCTGAAATAAAAAAGGGGTCCGAAGACCCCTCTTTTTACCACAAAGTGCAAGCTATTAAGCTGAACCTTGTGAACCGAACATACCCAATGGATCTGAGAAACCGAATGAATAACGCTCACGAGCCTTGTAACGTACGTTACCAGTATCGAAGTCGCCGTCCATGCCAGTTGACATTGGTGTACGTACGAAGTGCTTCATGCCGTTAGGTACATCAGTACACAAGAACCATGCGTTGTTATCTGTCAAGTAGTTGTTTACTGTATAACCACCTGGGATAGAACCGTTGTTCTTAATTGCGTTGATGTCGTTATCGGCTGTGCCAACACGCAATTCAGTTTCAAGCAAACGAGTTGCAACGAACTGTAATGATGGTGGAACAATTAGCTTAGTAGGTTTAGCAGCGATCAAAAGACCACGCTCGTCTGTCCAAGCAGCGATTTGAATAACAGCATTTTCCAATGATGTTTCGTTCAAGTCAGCTTGAGTAGCTGGCGTGTTGCTGTTTACACCACCTGAAACTAGCGGATGTGCTGTAGAGAACAATGCTTGACCATCACCACCAGCAAAGGCGCTGTTAAAGCCGTTGTTCAATACGTTAGCAGCTTTTACTTGCTTTGTGTAAGCCATAGCACGAGCTAGAGCCTTTGTATAACGACCTGATAGGCTGTCATACAAGTTATCTTCAATAGCTTCTTCAGTTAAGCTGAAGCCAAGAGCGATAGTCTCGTGTGTATAGCGAGCTGTAAAAGCTTCCTGTGCGTTGTCATATGCCAATGCAGAACCTTCGTTCTTTACTGGTGCGGCTGAGAAGCCTGACAACTTAGTTTCTTCTTCGAACGAACGCTCAGAAGTCTCTGTATCGTAGATTTCTTTGTGTTGTTCACCGTATGTTGCATACTCAAGTCCGAACAATGCGTTCAATCCTGGTAATAACTCTTTTAAGAGTTGTGCGCGTGAAATAGCCATTATCTAGCTCCTTATGCGAAGTCAACGCCGCCAGCAGCGGATGTCAACTGAGGGTTAGTCAAAACAACAATAACTTCGCAGAAGTTTGTTGCGTTAATAGCTGTTTCTGGAACAACTGCAATTACCTTAACAGGCAATGTAGTAGCGTTACCAGCACCAACTGATGGTGCCACAACACCGTTACCAGAGTTACCAGTAGTTGTTGAGCCAGCTTCCTGGTCTACAACTAAGTTAACGCCGATAGCTTTAGTAGTTGTTGAAGACATCACGCCTGAACCGTTAGTTACAGCTACTTTGTAAGCAGCGTTTTCATCAACTACCACATAAGCGATAGCAGAAGAAGCAGCAGCGTTACCTGGGTAATACTGTGACTGAACTGTCTGACCTTGGGTGTTTACATACTGGCAGCCTACAAATACACCAGCTGTCATGTTTGCTTGGTTAGCAACTGTTAGAGCTGAAGTAGTTGTTACTGTTGATTTAACTGCGCCGTCATTGATTAGAACTAAGTCACCGTTAAAAATGGTAGTTGTTACTGATTTGATACCGTATTGGGTAGTCGCACCAGCGTATGGCATGCCATCTTGACGATTAACAGGTCTAAAACCGTATGGAGCGCTTACTGTTGGATAAGCCATTTAAATACTCCTAATTAATAAAAAGTTAACTATTACCTTTACCAAAACTTACCGAAGATTTACGCTCAGTAAAGAGGGGCATCCTTGGGTCATTCTGGCGCATAAAGCTATTGTCTACAGCTCTCGTTTGAGAATCAGTTAAATTTTGGTAATGTGCATTACGCTGATCAACCAATTCTGTAGGAGTTTTGCATAACAACAACCCACCGATCTCAATGTTGTCTTTAAAACGACTATTGGGATCCATTAACAGTCCAAACTTCGGTTGCTCTTCGATTCTTACTGGCTCCCAACCTTCTCTTATTTTGGAAGATAAGTTGCGTGGGTCAGCTTGACCGTTAGTAGCTACACGAATCCATCTGTAAGAAAAGCCAGCCTGTTTATCTGGTTCAGGTAACAACTCAGGCGCCTGCCACTGTTTAGGACGTTCTGCTTGAGTTCTTGTTGCCACTTCTCTTGGTGTTCTTGAATTTTCAGCCATTTTGGGACTCCAATTTAGTTAGTTCACGAGCATACTGCTCTGGGGTAAGTTTGAATTTCTTAGCCAAATTAAGTTGTCTTTGAGTCAAAGTAATCTTTTTTGGGGATGTACTTCTGGTCGCTGGAGCAACAACAGTGCTTGGTTTACTAACCTTAGCAGTGTTTTTGGACACTGGGTTTTCAGAGGTTTTGGACTCTGATTGGTCCTCAAATCTCTCTGGGAACCGTCTACGCATTTCTGCGTCAATTGTAGCAAAGTAGTTTTCTGAGCCTACTGGCACACCTTCTACTTGCAATCTTCTATGAACACCCATTGCTAGGTAGCTCATATCTTGATCAACACCGTACCAGCTGTTTTTGTCCAGCCATGCTTGGGTTTTTGGATCCAAACGTTGCGGTTGTTGACTTTGTACATCAACTTCTTCTTCTTGTAAAGAGGTTTCGTACTGATTTTTGTCACTTTCTACTTTAGCGGCCTTGAACTTAACTTCCGTTAAACGTTCTTGTGCATCAGCCAAGCGGTCAGAGTCGCCAGAATCATAGGCGTCTTTGAATTCTTTTTTAGCATCAGCCAGCTCTCGCTCAATCTTTTCTTGGCTATTGGAGATTAATGTTTTCTCTCCTTCAGACAAGCGACCTTTGAGCTTTTTGTTCTCTTCCACAAGTAACTGTGCTACTCGAATAGCCTCTGCCTGATCAGCAGTTGCGGCTTCTTTAGCACGGCGTTCATCGTTCCAAACCTTTTTGAGTTGCTTTAAGCGCATCTTAGCTTTTTCGGAATACTCCTCAAGCTCGTCTTGCTCAAGCTCATCAACGATGTCTTTTGGCATAGGTGCTGCATTAGCACGGTCAGCCTCTGGCGTATCGTCAACAATCTCTATTTCTACCTCATCTTCAGAGACTATTTGAACCTTTTTTTCAGCTTCAATCTCGTCTGGAAACTTAAATTCTTCCATATATTCAGACATGTTTACTCCTTACACTCGTGTGATGCCGCGTGGGTCTTCTACAATACCCTCTACGGAATCATCATTGATTAATCGGAACTCGCGTCCGTGAATCTTTAAACGTGTACCAGAGTTTGGTCTGGCCAGAATAAAATCACCGACTTTGCACCACGGGCCATTAGGAAAACGTGCTTTATCCGTGTAGCAGTCTGGTCCGAGCTTCACAACAAAGAACACTGTAGAAAGAATTTCTTCAAAGTGCATTGTTGAGTCTGCCTTCAATAAGCCACTTTCATATTCCTTTTCTTGATCAGGAATAGCGCACAGGATGCGGTAGCCAACAGGTTCAGGGAGTTGCTTTGCTTTTTCTTCTGCTGTTTGAGGCAGGGTTGTTACTGCATTTACATCATCGGGGTTTGAGCCGATAAGGATTTCACTCATCCGAGTTCTCCATTCTTTGTTTGAGGTCTATGATGGTTAAACATGCAGCTTCAAGACCTCGTAACTGGCCACATGTGTACTTATACTCCTCGTAAGACTGACAGTTCCCAGCAGCTAATGCGTTTTTGAGCATTTCAATGCGTTCTCTGTTGTGGTCTAAGAGGTAGTCAAGATTTGAGTCAATCATTCTTTACCCTTTTTGACAGGTTGTTTTTGACCTTGTGCTAATTCCTTGCCAATCTTGAATCCCTCAATTTGTTTTTTAAACTCAAGTTCTTCACGATCAACAGCGGTTTTAGCGCCAATTTGCATACCAGCAATACGTTCTTGCGATTCAATGCGCTCTTTCTCAACCTTGATCTGGTCAGCTTTGGCTGCTGCATCAAGGACGTCTTTCTGCTTCTTACGCAATAACTCTTGCTCTTCAAGCTGTTGTTCTTTGATTTGCATCTGAATAACAGGATCTTGAGCTGCTTGCTGGGCTTGCTGTGCTGCCACCTCAGTCTTGTTGCGGTTGAGCAACATGTCAGAGGCTTGAGCTGCCATTTGAGAAATACGGACTTCAAGATCTTTTGGAATCTCGTTTTCGTCTTCTGCATCTGGCAATGGAACGCCAATAAGTTGTTCCATTTGTTTCTTATATTCAAAGCCTAAGTGTTCGTTAATGTGCGCCATGGCTGCTGCTTGGATAGCCTGCGCATTTGGGTTTTGACCAATTAACTGACCAATCTTAGGATCTTGAATTGCGTTCATATGAACTTGGATATGAGCCTGATGATCTTGGTAGTAGAACGCCTTGACTGGCTTCATATTGATGATGTTCATATTCTCTGTAATTGGGTCTTCTGGCTTCTTGTCTTCTTCTAGCTTGACAAGCTTCTCAGCGTTTTTAATACCCAATACTTCTAACATTTGACGGTGCAACTTAGCTAAGTTGTATAGCTGTGGCGCTTGCTGGGCTAACTGTAGAACCGCCTGATACTGGACAACCTTCTGTGACATTGTTGCAGCATTAGGATCTGACACAGGGATAACGTCCACATTGTCGTAATCAGACTGCTTGGCAAGACGGCTACCTTCTGATGGTTGATAGCTGTATTCTTCTGGCGTGTAGTCACGGATGATTCCTTTTAATAGCTTTAACTCTTGTTTCATTGAGTAATGAACACGGGCTTGAACCGCTGACATTACCTTCAAGGTACGCTCTAGGATGGCTAATGTTGTACCAACTGGTGAGTTGGCTGACATATCGCTGATCTTCAGGTCGGCTGCGGATGCAAAGCGGCGTCCTTCATCCACAATGGTATTCATCAAGCTATAAAGAACTTGGCTTGGCTCTTTGTATGGAAGAGGCAATAAGTTATCTTTCAGTGTGCCAGATGGAACGTCTACATCTCGGAATTCGCCTGGGGCAATTGGTGTATCGTCACCTTTAACACGCATACCACGGGTTTTAAAGCCGCCTGGTAGGTTACTTAGTGTGCCAGCATCAACCAATTGACGGATGATAGATGTGCCTGACTTAGCAAATGCGCCAATAAGATGGATAAGACCAAAACAGTAGAAACCAAAGCCAGGTACATAGCCGTAATGTACAAAATGTTGGCGTTTTTGCTTGGTTGAGTCATCTGGGTTCCAGTTTCTGCGAATGGCTAGTACGTTTTGCGTACCTTTTTCAATGGTCACTACGTATGGAAGAGCAATGCCTGTTGGCTCGCCGTCTTCATCTACATCTTCGTAGCCTGGTAAGTCCAAGTCTACGTGCATTTCTAATAACTTAAAGCGATCATCCGTTGTGGCACGGAATCCCATTTTTCTTGCAATTTCTTTCTCCACTTCATCCATTGTCATGACTGGATCGCCCAGTTCTATGTCACGGTAGAAACCAGCCACTTGTAAACGGCGCAATTCATTGCCAGTTTTACGCATTACATGCGTTACACGCTCGGCTGTTTCTAGACTCGATGCTCCGTAAGGAACAATGATGTCTTCAGCAGGTACATAAATTGAGACCTGGCGCTCAATATGTGGATCGTAATAGACTTTCTTAAATGCGTTACCTGATAAACCAAGTCCCCAGACCATGCGCTCGTGTTCTGGGCGGTATTCTGGCATCACATCTGTGATTTGGTAGTTCATGTCGGCTTGAACTCGTTTGGCAGCATCCATTTTTTCTGGAGTTTCTTTGCCAATAATCACTGTTTTTACTGGGCCACTGGCTGGAAGCGTTTCCATCACAGTTTCCGCTTGGAATTTAACTAAAGCTTCTGACAATAGTGGGTGATAAACGCCACAAGCGCCTTCCCATGGCTCAGTTCTTTCTTCAATCTTCATACCTAGCAGCTCTAAACCGTCAACATAGGTCTGAATCCAGTCTTTTCTGGCACTGATGTCTGAGTCAACATCCCCAATTAAGTCATTGGCTAGGCTTGATAGGGTATTTTCATCAATCTCTTCAGCTAAGTTCTTGCTGAATTCATCTTCTTCTTCGCGGATCTCAATCTCTAAACCGTCAATAGCAATATTCACTGCCTCTGGGTCTTCAATTTCAATCTCAATGGCTGGTTCAGCATCGTTGATAGCCTCTAAACCCTGAGGGAGTTCGTATAAACTTTTTTCTATTGACATATCTATCCTTAGTAATATGCTACTTTGCGTCTAAAGTAAACAGGATCGTCTACTTCATCCGTTTGTAATCTTAAAAA